AGCGATGGCAAAATACGGGCTGCAAAGGGGCATAGACGGCTCGAAGGCTCGCCACAAGTCCACGCAGCAGTATTATCGGGATATACAGAAACTCTCCGACGACCTCAAAGCGGAAGTGGTGGATTTGCAACAGCAGAAAGAAACGGCACGGGAAGAACTAAGACGGGCGAAAAAAGAAATACAGACCGAGAAGCTGAAAGGGGCGGCAACCACCGCAGCCACCAACATCGCCGAGAGTGTCGGTTCTCTTTTCGGCAGCAACAAGGTCAAGACATTGGAAAAAGAGAACACCGCCCTGCATAGGGAGGTAGCCGGCCACGAGGAAACCATCGAAGCCCTGCAAGATAGAATACAGACCATGCAGGCAGACCACAGCCGACAGATGGCGGAAGTAGAACGGAAGCACCGCAGGGAGATAGCGGACAAGGAAACGAAGCACAAGGAGGAAATATCTTTCTTGAAAACGGTAATCGCAAAGGCGGCGGCATGGTTTCCCTATTTCCGTGAAATGCTCCGTATCGAAAACCTCTGCCGCCTTGTCGGGTTCGATGAAAGGCAGACCGCAACGCTCGTCAAGGGAAAGCCGTTGGAGTATGCAGGGGAACTCTACTCGGAGGAACACGGACGGAAATTCACGACCGAAAAGGCTGGGTTCCAAGTCGTGAAAGACCCCACGGACGGGACGAGACTGGTTCTTGCCGTTGACCGAAAGCCCATTGCCGAGTGGTTCAAGGAACAGTTCGACAAGCTAAGGCAGAATATTCGCCGACCTATACAACCGCAAAGGAAAAGCAGAGGAATGAAACTGTAATCGGCTTATTGCATTGAGGTACAAAAAAGTACCGTCCACAAATGACTGATGAATCGGTACTTTTTTGTACCTTTGTGGGTAGATTTCAGAAAGAAACCGTATAAAAATTAGAAGTATAGATGAAAATAGATATACCAGAATACAATAAAAACACAGGGCTTCAGCTTTGCTGGGGTGACGGTTATATGATAAAAGTCGCAAGCGAAAATAACAAAGTTGTTATTTCTGCAAATCGAGAAGGGCTTATTTCGATGGTAAATCATCTGCTCAATTTAGCACAGGTAGATGTGCCATGTGGCACACATATACATTTGGACGAATATAATGCACTTGAAGACGGTTCAATAGATTTAATCATTGAGAAAATATGAAACAGTGGAAGCTAATATCATTGTTTCTGATAGAAGCAATAATAATGCTCTATGCAGTTCCTAAAGCCAATGAAGATGAAATCAGTATGCAAGATAGGCTGTTATTTGATTTGTCATTAGCTTTGTTGATAAGTCTGGCAATTTTGATAAGAGAGAATCGCGGTGAACGTAAATCTATTGCCAAACTGTTATTAGTATGCGTTGCTACATATCTTCAAATTGTATATAGTTCGGCATTTTATGAATGGGGAGGAGGTATATGCTTAATCCTGCCGATACTTCAGATTATATTCGGATATACGATATTTAAGTTGTCCCACAACGTTGTGTCGCTATTCGTAGGCTGTTCTAATCTTCTGTTTTCAACGATATGGGCAAATCAGATGTTTGGCATCCTATGGTTTCATAACAGATCCAGCGACCTTGAAACTATGGCTGTAGCTTCTTTGTATGCCGGAGTAGGAGCATTGCTTGTGGTGGTAATCTCGTCAATAATGATAATGAAGTTTAATCCGAAAGACCTTAAAAGCTATGAAACTGACCGATAAACGATTTTGGAAGTTTGAAGCAATCGTGCTGGTATGCACGAGTATCTGCATATTTATATTGTGGATAAACCATTTATTGTGGTTCAATTTCATTGCCTTCGTCTTTTGCTGTCTGTTTCTTGTAGGTGGTGCTATGACATGGAAACTATACAAAGGCCGCCAATGGTGGAAATTGGGAGGGTTTCTATTTCTGAATACAACAGTATTGCTTGCCATTGTGCTGTTCGGCTCTGTATGGGATTGGAATGATAATGGCGAACGTCCTGCAAATATACCTCCTGACGAAGGGCACTACATTACCAATAACGAGTTGGTCGGAATTATAATGTTACTTTGGTTAATCTGCGCTCCTATTCTATCTTGTGCCATTTCATACATTACCAAACGCTGGATTATAAAAAATGGAGCAAAGGAGACAAGCGATGAACAGTAAGGAATACAACAAAAAGATAGCTGATGCAAGGCGTAACGAGAGCCGTAAATTTGGTTTTCGTCAAAGCTCCTACATCAACTTCAAGGTGGAAGCAGGATATTTTTTCTGTCTGTATTTCCTGACCGAAGAAGCCCGGTTGACCGTCAAACCGATGTATGCCGATGAGTTGTGGTGGGATATTTGGAACGCAACCGAGAATAAGAATGAGCCTTTAAGCCTGCGTGGCACAGGTGCATATTCTTTGTCCGGACAAGTGTTGGCTTCCTACAAGATTGCAGAAACGACAGATGACAGTAAACTTGCAGATATGTTTGAAGCGGTATTTCATGCAGCAACAGCCGAAATATTAATATTTTTAACAACCAATCCCGATGCTGACAAGTTTTTCCCTGACGAGACCAAAATGGATCATGACCCCGACAGACTGCTTTACCTTATGGCACTTATCCATCATGGCAGAGAGGAAGAAGTTCTTGCAATAATAAAGGATGCCCGGCAAAACAAACACAGTTGTATGTTTCACAGCGGCATGTTCAGCGACAGTTACACCTATGTCCGCCGTTGGTGCAATCGAGGACAGGCAAGCGGAGGACGTATGCGACACGTCTTGAAATCCTATTTCGACACGATTGTAAAGTTGAGGGTTCTATCTTGTGCCATTTCATACATTGCCAAACGTCTGTTACGTAAAAACAACATAGGTGAACAATGAAAAAAGAGATATTGCAGCAATTAATCGCTTCAAATGAATATCTGTCCGAATTCAAGTTAAAGGGGCAAAGATTGATAAGGACAACTCCCGATGGTTTGGAGCAATGAAATTAGTGTTATGCTTATTGCTCTTTCATAGAATTATTATATCTTTGTCGCCGAAAGAGTTATTTGACAGCATAGCATCGCAAATCGCAGAAATTCGCACGATTGCTAACTCGTTACCACTACTTCTCAAATAATTCGCTAAAAGTTTATTCTTCAATCGGTTAAGTCAAACCAGTGAAAATCTAAAATATTTCGTGGTACCGTCCAAATCTATCTTCTCCATCATTTCGGGGATGATAGACATACCGGCAGAAACCATCGTGTAGCGAGTATAGAGTATCTGATGAACTATCTTCTCGGCCGGTGTCATTTCAAAAGTCAACCGTTCTATGAAGGTAGAAGCATTGAAAGACTTTCCGCTACCACGCCCACCGGTGATAAGAATTATAAATTTTTCCTTATCCTCATATAATGGATGGTAAATTTCTTGGGGTACTATCATTTTAGCTTGTCTTTAATCCAGGAATCAATGTTGATGCCATGCTCTATGTCTGTTGGAATATCAGCATTTGCAATCTTTTGGTTTTCATCAGCAGGAGATTCACCGATAAGTTCTAATAAATACCTTATAGCGTTCAAATCTGCATCACCCACAGCTTTCGCTATGAGTTTTTTTATCATGGCATCCTTTACAATGTATTTCCGACCTTTATCATCTGTAGTTTCAGCATTCAACGCAGCAATGGCAAACTCTCTTGCGGTTTTCACAAGTTCCTTTTTCTGTCTTCTCGATTCAGCCGAAAGTCTTGCGAGTTCCTGCGCTCTCTCTGTGCTAATGCGTTTGCCTTTCTGCGTTAAATTCTGTTCGTTCGCCATTATTCTACCCCAAATTCTATTCTATCCATAAATTCTTTTCCATCAATGTATCGTTCTTCAAATCCATAACCGAACATCTTCATGAAATTAGCCCTTTCTGTTGGGCTATTAAAAGACAGCACGACATAGCTTAACATTCCGTTATCCTTTTCAAAGCTATTTTGGTTGCTAATTCTGTCTTTTATCTTTTGCACTTCATTGTGACGTACAATTTGATTTTCTTTTGAATCCTCATAAAAATTATTGGAACGGTTAATGTCTTTATTCTCTTTACCTTCTTTAGTAGCTTCATCTATGGCTGATAACGAATCGTCCAATATATCTTCCTTTCTCCAAATATCATCGTTAATAGAAAAGTCCAAGTCACCAATTCCAAGCATATTCAAATCGAAGTCATTCAGTCCGGCAAGGCTATAATCAATTCCATCAAGCATATCTTTTAACATATCTGAATCAAAATCGCCTTGTACGCTTCTGTTATTCATAAAGATATTCTGCTCTTTTTCAGTTTTTTCGTCCATGTGAACTACTTCAACACGAATCAAATAATCATTAGTTCTCGTGTCCGGATTGTATTTATTTACTTCATCTATCACTGAAATACGTTGATGACCAGAAACAAGGTTGCCAGTAACCTCATTCCATACAATACCACCAAGCAACCCTACACGCTTTAGGTTTGCTTTCAGGTTCTTTCTTGCTTCTTGTGTTATTTTGCGAGGATTGTAGTTAGCGAAGTTTATATCACTCCGCTGTATTTCTCTACTTTCCGGTTGAGTTATTTTGTTCTCTTTCATAATCGAATATTAATTTTTCGGAATATGGGAACTCTTTCAAAATGCGTTTATAATCATTGGGATATTTACTACGCATTAATAGCATCGTATTTAAATCAATAGTAAATCCTTGACTTATAGCGTTTGCATCATAGATAAAAGGTTGTATCAATCCACTTTGCCTAATATATTGAAGCACTTCTTTGTTTGTCCACAATGCAAGAGGATAAACCATGCCTTTATCTGTTACATAGCCGGTTTTAGCAAACTTCTTTAAACGCATCCGTTTCATATAGCCATCTACGCCTTTCATTCCGCTGAATCCGTACATGACGCCTGTCTCTTCTCTTACAAATTGTTCTATTTCACCAATCTTTCTCGGCTTTATAGAACTATCTGGTTCACGAAAAAAGCCCCAGAAATCGTAATAGTCACGCTGAAAATGTCTAATTTTGCGTACTTCTACATTTTTGTAATGATTTTCTGCCCATTTGATATAAGGCTGCACATGGTCTAAATTTGGTATGAGGTACATATAATAGCATATAACCTTATCAAATACACCTGCAAGCATATCCAATAAAGCTATACCGTCTTTACCACCGGCTGAATAAAACAACACAGCAGTGTCCGTTTTATCACGAACACTGCGTATTATCTGCATTGTAAGGGCATACTTGTTCATAGGCTAACCATTTGAACCATTTGCTCCACGAACCCCAAAGGCAACACGTAAGTCATACCGTCTTTGGTCTCTATTTCCTAACTGCGTTGTACCAGCTTCACCGCCACGTCTGGCAACCAATCTACCACCAGCCCCTGCACCGTTCATATTACGGCGCGGTCCCATTGTTCGGTTAATTCTTCTCCTTGTACTACCGACTCAGCTAATAAATTTTAAAATTAAACAATCAAACATTATCTGTACTAAGTATCTTACCCAAATGATACCATACTTGGCAAACAAGATATTCTTTGCCGTTTTCTTCAAATACTTGGTCGTTACCATCTTCATCTGTAAAAATGATAAATTCAGCACTCTTAACCTCCACCGTAAGACGTGGCGCATCTTTTCGTCTGCCATTTATAAGAACCAAAGCGTCATACTTTATTGGTACTACATCCACATCCTTATCATCATTTGGTATATCTTCTTGCCGTTTGTATCTTTTGCCATCGTGTTCAAAATATACATATCTTGTAACATTTGAGGGGTAAACATATCTATGTTCTATGTCTTGTTCACCTTTTAAGATAGATTGAAAACTATCTTTTTTAATCTGTAATGTTAATGCATTCATAATCGTGTCATTTTTTTAATTAATACTCAATAGTTGCGGGGGGCTGAATCGAACAACCGACCTTCACCAAGTCAAAGTGAAAAGCTACCACTGCTACACCCCGCGATAGTACCCCAAAGGTACTACCACAACCAAAGATAACGAAATATCTTCAATCGTTATACACAACAATCAGGTTATTGTTGTGAACTAAGCCATTTGTCCCGTCTTTCTCTGCACTGCTCTAAGGTAGGTGCACAACAAGAAAACAACTCACCGCTTTCAGTACGGTAGTCATACTGATACATTCTCATTCTCTTTCTGCCTAACTTCGTTGTGTAGGTAGTGTAATTCTCTTTACCGGGCTGGCATACGCTGCAACCGTTTTCGTTTATTGAGTTCATAATCATTTATATTTAAAGTTTCGCTTTCAATCTTTCTTCACTCGTATAAGCCACTACAAGCCCAGTTTCATCATGCTGTATGGTGATGTACTTTTCACCCCTCTCTATAGTAGAGAAGTCGTACGGCGTACATAGCTTACCCAACACTTTGCCCAGTTGTTTCATCAGTGGGGCTTCAGGGCTGATAACTAAAACTAAATCTGCTTTCATAATCGTGTATATTGTGGTAGCCCGAAGGCTACCGGATTAAACTTAGAATTTCTCTATTTTAAGATTGTCGTTAATGACGAACATACGTCCACACTCTAAAATCACGTGGGTATCTGTAATTCGCTTGATTACTCTTACTACATCATCGTGCGATATGCGTGGCGTACCGTCTGCATGACAGCCATTAGACAAATCACCTGATACTCTATATCTCAAACCTACTGTAACTTCATTTACGTTCATAATCTTATATATTGCGCAGGGCTTTTACCCTGCTGGTTAAACTTATAATATCGTAATCTCTTTGTTGCCTATCTCTGTATCTACATTCAGAACCTCGTACTTTTGAGCCTTGTAGTTATAAACAACTTCACAGGTATTGAAGCCTCTGCCATCTTCTCTTTGGTCATAAACAGTATTTATATGCTGATACATTTTATTGCCTAACATGAAGTTTATCTTACCTGATGTACAGAAGTAGAATGCTACTGCATACTTCAATGTTTTCTTTTCATCAATCTTCTTTGTTGCCATGATCGTATATTTAAGCGTTAATACCAATTGTGTTTCTCATAAAGTCACTTGCTTGCTCTACTGACATACCCAGCTTCTTTTGAATCAAAATGAGCATACAGCTTACTTGTTCTTTTGTGTTCAAATTGCCTTGTACAAACTCTGACATGATGAACTTCTCTATTGTTCTTTGTTTAATTACTGATGCTGCCATAATCGTATATCTTTTAATTGTTATTACTTCTTGTTTGATGATGCAAATGTATGGGTTTATAATTACACTTCAAATAGAATAAAGATAAAAATGTAGCTATTTAATAAACATTAGCAAAAACACAATTGTAAGGGTATACAATTACATATTTATTAATAAATCAATCTTCTTGATGCAATAAACAGCTACTTTTATTGCATTATTGATTTTATCATATTATATTTGTTCCGTTTATTATAATATACATTTGAAATGGATATAAAAAGCATCATTAAAGAAAAGGGCTACACCATTCAGGATGTAGCAAAAAAGATGGGTGTAAATAGAGTAACTCTTACTCTTACCTTACAAGGAAATCCCACCTACAAAAAGTTGAAAGAGATAGCCGACGCCATTGATTGCAATATAGTTGACTTCTTCCGAGACGAAACAAATAACTCTTCCACTTGTAAAGGAGAAGATAGTGAACTCACCGCCCTTATCCAGTATAAAGAAAACTTCTACAAAGCCGATACGATAGAGGAGCTAAAGAAAATTGTGGCTGAGATTGAAGAAAAACAGTAAATCACTTGTTCTGCAACTGTAAAATAGTTACATTTGCATAAACCATTAAATTATGGGTACAAAAGAGAAGTTGATAGAACGCTTTAAAAGCCAGCCAAAAGATTTTAATTGGGATGAGCTTGTACGCTTGTTCTCCATTTTCGGATATAAGATAGATAACAAAGGAAAAACAAGTGGGTCACGTGTCATTTTCGCAAAAGGGGAAAGCTCGTACACTGCGCATAAGCCACATCCAGGAAGTATCGTAAAAGGGTATGTAATGAAACAAGTATTTGAATTTCTGACTAAAAATAAATTAATATGAAAACATTGACTTACAAAGGTTACATAGGAAGTATTGAGATAAGCGATGAAGATAATTGCCTATTTGGAAAAGTCCTTGATTTGCCAAAAGATACAATGATTTCGTATGAAGGTGAAACTGTATCTGAATTGAAAGAGGATTTTAAAGGAGCTGTGGATGATTATATAGCATATTGTAAGGAAGCCGGAATTACACCGCGTAAAAGTTATTCTGGTTCCCTGAACATACGAATTTCCCCAGAGGTACATAGCAAAATTGCCATTCTCGCCCAACAGGCTGGAATATCAATAAACGCTTTTATTAAATCAGCCGTAGAAAAGCAAGTTGCAACTATGTTATAAACAACCATGGATAAAAAAGAACTCTTTATTTGTGAATGCAACAGCATCGAACATCAGATTGTGATGTCATATTTTGAGGATGAAAAGGAAGTATATTGCAACGTACACTTAAAACCCGAAAGAAATGTACTCAAACGAATTATCCATGCTGTTAAGTACATATTTGGTCATCGAAGTGCATATGGAGATTTTGACGAATTTATTTTCAATCCTAAAGATGCAGATAGGTTGCAAAGTGTTGTTGACCATTTGAGAACAGAAAAGCCGGAGCACTAAACTCCGGCTCATTAATTGATTAGCCCTTTGATTCTTAACCGATTTACGATTTCGGTGTAAAGATACTCTATATCCCCACTGAAATCCCCATAGTTCTGATACAAAAACACGACATCCGCACAGTTGTCGGAAATGGTACATTCTGATTGAACACCAAGAACCCTTGCTAATTCAGGTCGTAACCCTGCTGTCATTTTTCCACCGGCAAGCGAGCTTGGAGAAAACAGATACAGGATAATGAAAATGAACTTCTTCCGCTGGGTTACACTGTCAATATTCGGTGGACATCCTCTCTCATTCAGCAACTCAACGAATATCTTGTAGATTTCATGGATAAGGCTTTTGTCTTTCAAAATTGGGGCGGTCAAGGCGTTTTCTTCCTCTGAAAGTTCTGATTTCTCAATACGAATCTTTTTAAGACGAATTATTTTGTTAAAATCCAGTTCCATAACACGATTATTTTAAAAGTAAATAGTATATTTGCATCATAATCGTGTGAGGGAGGATTGAGTGGTCGTGCGCTTGGTTCTCCTTTTTTTTATTTTACAGAGTTATTCTTTTCCTGAATAATCCGATTTTGCTCGTTCACCTCCCTACCCCATATCATAGCGGAATAGATGGCTTTTGCATACAAAAAGAGTTCCTCACGACTGGTAAGGAACTCAACTCGAAGGGCTGCACATTTCGCATCAGTCCAGACATTTTCATTTCTACTCATTGACTATTTGTTAATTTTATAAATCTATTACGTTAATGGTTAACATACATATCCGCTTGCTAAACCATGTTATAAGATGGCTGAACAAAGGCTCATAATTTGCATAACTTCCACAAATCCGTACCTTTGCAATGTGTTTTTCATAGTATTAGATTAAGGTTAATAAAAAAGATTGGCTGTCTGGGAAGATAGCCTTTTTTTGTAACCATTGGCAATATCTTTTCTTTATTAATCACCTGGTCGTTCATACCGTTTCTTCAATTGTTTCAAGACTATTTCCATACCGTTATCCAACCCTTTCTTATAGCCGGACATATGTTCACCTATGTTGTAAATCAAACATCCTACAACAATAAGGACAACCCCTAAAGCTCTATGCCAATAAGGGAGTGATATGCTGAACGGCGAAAATGTCAACCGGAAATGCCCGATGAATAATACTGCGATGACGAATATCGCAATAAAGAAAATGAGGTCTGTTTTCATGTCAATTGCCGTATAGAATATCCAACAACTCTTTCGCTTTCTTATAGGTATCAAAGCCTTTAATGTTCGTCCACCCATACGAAAGACGGCTTTCTTTTCTGACTTGTACAAAATACGTAGTTATTGGAATACAGCCGCTATATTTTGTTTCTCTTACAATCCTATATCTTTCCATATTAAATACTGTTAACGCATAAGAAACAACACAGCAGCTACAGCCCAACCGGACAAAGCAATCATATAAAGTACAAATTTTGTATAACCAATCCATTTAGCTTCCCGATTGAATTTGTTTATCGCTCCTTTTAAGTCTCCAAACCGTTCTTCAATGTCCCACATTACATTTTCTTTGACAATTTTCCTAAATCTCTCCCGTACATTCTCTGGAATGTAGAACCTGTTATCTTTATAGAAGAGATATGTAGAGCAATCAATACGACAGTAGTCATTATAATCTCTTCCAGTGTCTATCTTGATTGTTATTTCTGCCACGCCTTTTTCTTTCCATAGGTCAATGGCGTGTTTCTCAATTTCTTTCTCATTGAGCTTGGCAAGGTCTGCAAGCTTGTTATAATCGTATTCGTCTAACTGTACAATCTTTCTCATAATTAATTAATCCGTTTCAGTACATCCTTGTTGGCTTCGAGTATCTCATCGAAAGAAGGGATAGGCATCCAAGCTACTGGTTCCCATAATGGAGGTATGCTGCTCATTGAACTATAAATAGGACTGTCTTTGTATACATCATTGATATAACCGTCCATACAGAACCATACTCCATTACAGTATGTGCCATTAAATATTGCGCCATGCTTGCACATGATAATGATATTCTCATTTTCTTCCGGCAACTGTTCCTTAACGCTTATCCACGGTGATTGCTTTGCCTGCCATTCGGCACCCTTTATAAATGCAGCTTCTGCAATTTCATCATATGTAATCCCATGATTAGGGCACTCATCTATTGAGTGATATTGGGCATATACACCCATTGATTGGGCAGTTGTACGTCTGCACTCTTTAGCTGCTTCTTCTACTGTCTGTTTCATTTCTTACCCTCCTTATCAAATTCGGATAATGCCTGCTCACAAAACTTGACCTGCTCCAAAGCATAATCCCTCTTATAGGTTACTATATCACGTGTTGTATAGTCCGTATAACATCGGTCTGTAGCTAACACTTGAAAAGGGACCCGGAACAACATTTAAAAGGTGCCCCACCCATGGGTATGTTTAACCGAACAAAATTGGTATATTCATAAAAACCAATGGCGTTCATAATATGTACCACATGGAAGAAAGAGATTCCATAATTCTCGCCTATAGGCGTGACGGATTGAGCATCCGTGAGATCGCCCGTCGTAACGGCATGAGCCGCAAGACTGTACGCAAGTATCTCCGGGCTTTCGAACAAGCGGTCGGTGACAACCCCGATGCGGAAGCAATGGACACGTACCTGCAGCAGCCGGTGCGCTATGACAGCAGCAAACGTGTCCGCAGAGTGATGAACCAGCAGGTGATGGAGGCGATAGACGGCTTCATGGCCCGCAACCGGTCTAATGCCGCGGCCGGATTGCGCAAGCAGCAGATGCGCAAGATTGACATGTGGCGCCGGTTGCGCGATCAAGGCATAGAGATTGCCTATTCGACGGTATGCCAGTATGTCCGTGCATTGGAAGTGGCGGTGTCCGCTCCAGCCAAGTCCCCGGCGGCGTTCATCCGCCAGGAGTATGAACCGGGGTTCCGGTGCGAGTTTGACTGGGGCGTGCTGACACTTTGGATTGCCGGTGTCAAGACGAAGCTGCACATGGCCGTGTTCACGATGAACCATAGCAACCTGCGGCGGGCATACCTGTTCTCCCGCGAGGACACGTTGGCCCTGATGGAAGCACACCGCAACTGCTTCCGTGCTTTGGGGGGCACGCCGCAAGTAATGGCCTACGATAACATGCGGGTGGCCGTCAAGAAGTTCCTTGGACAGGAGCGCGAACATACCGATGCCCTGCGCCGCATGGAACTCCACTATTGTTTCACCCCTCATTTCTGTAATCCGCGTTCGGGATGGGAGAAAGGTAAGGTGGAGCGTTCGGTGGAACATATCCGCCGGCGGGCTTTCGCCTATGATGTCCGTTTCGGTTCGCTGGAGCAGGCGCAGTGTCATCTTGACAAGGTCTGTGACAGGCTCAACGGGGAGGCTTCCAACATGTCTGCGCAAGAGAAGAAGGAGCGCGTACAGGCCGATATTGCGGCTTTGCGGCCGCTTGACCACGGTGACATGGGCTGCTTTGAGCAGCGGCATGCCCGTGTCGGGAAGTATTCCACCATTACCGTCGATGGTGTGCATTACTCTGTGCCTGACCGGCTTGTCGGTCGGGAGGTACCCATAAAGATGTATTCCGAGCGTATTGTCGTGCTTGACGGTCGCGACAAGGTAGCCACGTATGTACGCTCCCGGCGTCTCGGTGACTGGTGTATCGACCTGATGCACTATCTGGGCACGTTCCTTCGCAAGCCTGCGGCGTTGGGACGATCCACGGCCATGCGACAGGTACACCCGGACGTGGCGGCACTGTTTCGCAAACATTTTACGGATTCTCCCAGATCGTTTGTCGAACTGCTCGTGTTTACCCGTGACAACCAGCGCACTTATGCCGACATACTGGCTGCGGCAGACCGTCTGTCCTCCCGGGGACTCAAACGCCTGTCTTCCGAACAATTGAGCGCCGAGATGCTGGCCAGTGACGGCAATGGAACCGCAAACGTCCGTCAAGACGCGGCCACCCTGACCCCGTCCGATCCACAACAGACCGCCATTGAAGAATCGGCCTCACAGACATTGGACACACTTTCGGCGATGATCGGATGTGGCGCCACACAACAACCTGTAAACAAAGTTACCGTCTAACAACATAAAAATTGCATAGCAATGGAACAAAACGAAAATCAAGACTCCATACGCGAACGGATACGTGCGTATGCCTTCGACCTCAAACTCCCTCTGGTACGACGCGACATCGACCTGCTTATACAGCAAGGACTTGATGAACGATGGAACCTGTGGATGTTCACGGCCGAACTCCTGCGTCAGGAAAAAGAAAACCGCTCGGAGAACCAGCGTCGGCATCGCATCAAAAATGCCGCGTTCCCACAGTTGCGATACCTCAACGAAATAGACACGGACGCGCTTCCGCCAGAAGCGCGGAAGGCCTTGCCAAACCTTGAGACACTTGATTTCATCAAGGAAGGGCGCAACCTTATACTATACGGGAATCCCGGTACCGGAAAGACCCATCTGGCTACAGCCTTGGGGATTGCGGCCTGTAACGCGGGATACTCCGTACTGTTCACTTCCGTGCCCAGACTGCTTACGCAGATAAGGGAATGCCGGAACGCAATGACACTAAGGGCACTCGAGAACAAGTTCGAACGATACGACATGGTCATCTGCGACGAGTTCGGATATGTTTCTTGTGACAAGGCGGGAGCGGAGATGTTGTTCAACCATCTGTCACTCAGAACTGACAAGAAAACAACCGTCATTACAACAAATCTCGCATTCAACAGATGGGACGAGATTATTGCAGACAAAGTACTAGTTACAGCAATGGTAGACAGGCTAACGCACAAGGCGATTCTACTGAACATGACGGGAAAATCGTACAGAATGAAAGAAACACAAGATATGATAAATAAACAAATTTAATTAACTTTGCAAAACCTATCGGGTGGTACACGTTTCAAATGCTACCCGGGTCCCTTTTCAAGTGTTAGCTACAGTTTGATTCTTGCATCCTCGATATAAGCATTCAAGTCGCAGGATTTGCGGCTCTTGCCTTTGGCGCACTCCTTCGCCTGATTCCACAAGGCTGGTTCGATGCTCTTGCGGATATTGTTTTCCACTCGCACACCGTTCACGGTGATACGCATACATACGGAGGCTTCCCCGTTTTTCAGCAGTTTGGCTTTCTTGATAAAGAAAAGCACGTTGAATGAGTCTCTTTTCATGTTCCTACAGTTTTTCGTTGTACAAAAGTAGGAAACCATGCACGCTTTTTTGATACGCAAAATGTTGCAAATCAGAGAGAAGTAATCTTATTCGGTGGAGATTTGCGCTCCACCTCTTTTGCTCCACCTTTTGGAACACCAGCAACTGTAATATTCTGCCATTTTTTGCGTTCCGCCGGAAAACAAAAAATCCCGATTTCGTTTGGAAATCAGGATTTTACTGTCTTTTGCTTTTCTTCTAAGTGGTGCCACCAGGAATCGAACCGGGGACACAAGGATTTTCAGTCCTTTGCTCTACCAACTGAGCTATGGCACCA